ATCCATTGCCCTAGCTCTACGCCGGCGATGTTCATGAGTCCGCCGTCGTCGGCGGCGAGCCAGAAGCGGACCGTCTCGGTGCCTTCGGGGAGGGTTAGAAACCCTTGATAGTGGGCGAGGAATAGGTCGGTCGGGCATTGGCCGATCGGGTCGTACTCGAAGACGATGTTCACGAACTCGGGCGTCTCCTGGCCGCATTGTGTAAGCGAGGAAAGGTCCAGAGCTGGCGGGGCTTCGGTGATGGTGTAGCCGGTGACGGTGAGGCCTTCGCTCGTAGCTTTCGCGGATTGTGCTCCCGGTATTAGTGCGATTACGACTCCTATCAGCGGCAGGAGTCGGCGGATCACGGTTCTTCAGGTGTTTCTATAACTCTTATGTCTTTTGGAAGAGCCGCGATTTCTTCTTCTGTAAGTTCGCGCGTGACTGTTTCGTGTGTTTCGGCGTCGTGGAATGTGCCTAGTTTCGGTTCCATTTTTTACGCTTTCCGGTATCCGTACACGGTGATGGTGCCACCTGTCAAAGTTCCTACGCCACCTGATGAGATGGTGAAACCACTAGCAGATGTGTTTGAGGTTTGTTTGCCGTTCATCGTTCCACTCAAGTGATTTGCGTATCCAGCAGAGGTAAAGAATGTGGGCTTTGCTAAGAATGGATTTATTAGGTCTAACGCCATAACTAAACCATCTGTGCCGTAAGAACCCACAAAAGACCATGCTGAGACATTGTTATCAGTTGCTACTAAAACTGAAGCAGTTGTGTATGTTGTGTAAATAATTCCAGAGGAATAACCACTTGAGAGACCTGCGAGGGTCATGCCTATGCTGTTGCCTGCCGTAGTGCCAACACCACCCGTAATGACTATTCGATAAGCGTCATAAGTTGCGCTGAAACAGTTGCTAACAGTCACACTAGAAACGGCTGTGCCAATAGTTGTGCTCGTGACATACACGAGTCCCGAGTTTGCGAGGTAGGTGTTCACATCCGCGCTAGTGGCGAGTTCGCCAACGGCAAAGGTCTTCACGGCCATGTCAGGCTCCTATCTTGTCGAGACGCGCGACAAGCGCGTCTAGTTGTGTTTGCTGGTCTTGGCACACTTTGAGAAGAAGGACGGCGAGCTTCTCGTAGGCGATGCCGTCGGGCTGGCCGTCCTTGCCTCGAAAGATGAGCTCCTCGAAGCCGAGAGCGGCGAGGTCTTCAGCAATAAGTCCGACTTCGATCGGACGGTCTGCTCCTGGTTCGAGATGCTTTTCGGTGTAGCGGAAAGTGATCGGGGTCATCTTGAGGATGTCCGCGGTTGAGTAGGCGAGAGGTGTGATCTCTTCCTTCCAGCGTCGCGATGATGTGGATGTTCCGAGTGTGAAGTTTGAGTTCACGAGGACGGTCCGGCCGCTTACCGCTTGCGAGTACACATCGCTCGAGTTATTGACTCTCATACAATTCACTCCGAGATAGGTGTATGTCCCGGAGTCGTAGAAGCTGTTCTGGCTCCCGCCGCTGGCGTTGTAGTGGTACGCCTGGAGAACTCCTACGCCGTAGCGGACCGGGATTGTGTCCGCGGCGGTGCTCGCGTTCGTGTCATAACCATCGAGGAGGAGCGCGTTCGATGCGGTTGTCGCCGTTGTCGCCGACCCCGCGCTTCCAGAGATTGAGATCGCATAGGTGCCGGCGGCAAGGTCGGAGGTGCCGATGCTTCCGTCTTGGATGTTCGCTCCGGTGATTGTTCCCGAGGCAATGTTCGAGCCCGTGATAGTTGCGGCCGCAATGTCACCTCCGACGATTGTCGCGTCGATGATGTTCGTCGTCGAGACCGAGCTCGCGGCGAGCTTGGCGTTCGTGACTTGCGCGTCGGTGATTGTCGAAGTGATGACGGGGTAGATCTGGACCCATCCGGTCGTGAGTCCGTCGGTGTTCACCGTGAGGATGTTCGTGTCCTTGAGGTAGGCGAGCATCCCTTCCTTCACGATGGAGACCGTGAGCGCGGCGTCACGGCCGGCGGCGTTCGCGAACCTCATGACGGCCTGGCTCGATGCGTAATCCGTGAGATCTCCAGCGTCGAGGACTTGTCCTCCGGTCCATGCTTTGTATCCTTCCGCCATTGTGTCCTCCTAGAAGCCGTATCGGTTCGAGTCTAGAAGACTGAGCGGCTGGTCGTCTGAAGGTAGCGAAGCATCTCCCCAGACGAAGCTCTGCTCGGATGCGTCAATGAGGTCGAGGTCGATCATGTGCTTCCCTGGAGTAATGCGGTGATGGATGCCGGAGATGTTCATGTACTTCTCGATGAGAAGTCCGCCTGGCGGTGTGAACTTGATGAGGACTAGATCGTCGAGGTCGAGAGCTTGGAGGAGTCCCTGGTCGTTTCCGGTCTGAGCCATCATGTCAAGCTGAACGCGACGCGGACGAAACACGGGCTGGCCGTAGGTGTTTGCGTAGTACTGAGCCATCGAGAGCGCGACGGTGTCGCTATCCATAAGAAGACCTTCGGCGGAGAAGGCGAAAATCCCATACTCGAGCTGGCTCTCAGGTTGATCCGCGACTTGTGTCGTACCTCCGGCGCGTTGGATTGTTGCGCGATTGTAGAGAAGCTCCGAGCCATACTCGACCTCTATGGAGCGAGGGGTGATGGAGGTTCCGTCGTAGGTGATAACGATCGCGCCGGTGTAGGTCGGGTTGTATCGACGGGATCGGAAAGTGAGGAAGCCTTCCTTCGAGACGAAAAGAGAGCCAGGTTCGGAGCTTTCGATGAGCTGGCAGAAGGTGAGCGCGTTAGTGCCGAGCGTGACGGTCGTCGTCTGGAGTGTTGTCGTGCCGGTCTGGATGTCTCGATACGAGCTATCGAACGCGACCTCGGGCTGGTCGAGAACGCTCGTCAGCATTGACGAAGAGAGCGCGGTCGTGAAGGTGTCGGCCTCGAGTGTTCGGTTCGCCAGCTGGACGAACGCGTCCGCCGCGCGTAGGGATGCCGTTGCGATGCCGCCGAGTGGATAGTCGAGGTCCCAATCTTGGATGACTCCGAGGAATTGGAGCTCGGTGCCGACGGTGACGCGGACGCGCTTTCCTGGGATGATCTGGCCGGCGTAGGGATAGCCGGAAGTCCCGGCGGGGATTGTGGGGTCGAATTGTGCGGTCTGGTTGTCGAGGACGACCGAAAGGGTGCCGGCGTTGTATCTGGCGAGTGCTTGGTTCTTGCCGCGTTGGATTGTTGTCGAGTAGGCGCTCGAGGTGACATCGGTCCAGGTCGCTCCGCCGAGCTTGTAGGTCGTGTTACCGAGGACGCCTTTCGTCGCGTCGTCGAGGACGAAGTTGAGCGTCTGGGATGACTGAACGAACTCGATCTCGACGATCGCCGGGGCGATGTTTAGTCCGGGCATTAGGCCGCCTGGAAGACGGGGCCGGCGGTGCGTTCGTATTGTTTGATCGCGTCCACGACTTGACGACCGATCTCTCGAGGGTCGCCGACTCCGGTCTGGACGGTGATGGCGTAATGGTTGCCGCCGCCGAGGTTGCCGATCTTGTCAAGTGGCACGACTAGCTCGGGTCCGGCCTCACCGATGACGCTCAGCTGAGGACCCATCACGAGGCCACCGGCGGCGAGGCGCGGGATGCCTGGGATGTCTGGGGCGTTCACTTTGATGTCTGGTCCGAACGGGACCGGAATGGTGAACTCGAGGAGATCGTTGAGTCTTCCGACGAGTCCGTTCACCATGTCGATGATCCCGTTGATGAGGCTTTTACCGAGTCCGATGCCAAGCTCGGCGAAGCCTTTCCCGAGTTTGAGGGCCATCTCTGGGATCTTCTTCAGGATCTCTAACACCATAAGGCCTAGTCCCTTGATGACCTCGGGGGCGAGCTCGAAGGCCCACCCGATGAGAGCGGCGGACCATTCCACGGCGATCTTGAGAAGTTTCGGAAGTGCTTCGGTGATTGCCCAGACCGCAATCTTCGCGACAAGTTCGCCGAGCTTCTGAAGCATTGGAGCGATGTTCGGTCCGATCCATGCGACGAACGCGTCTCCCCATTGCTTTAGCTTGTCCACCCATGTCGGTAGTCCGGTGTCGATGAGCCAGTTCGCGACGGTGGCGATGAGGTTGCCGAGAGCCTTGAGCATTGGAACGATCCGCGGTCCGATCCAATCGACGAGAGCTCCGCCAAGTAGCTCTAGTTTCTCCTGGATCATTGGGAGGCCTTCGTTCTTGATCCAATCGAAGCCGGCGATAAAGATCCGCTGGAGGCCATTGACGAGTCCGTCTTCTTGTAGGACCTCTCCGAGTTTTGAGAGTCCTGGGACGACGGAGCCGTTCACGAACTCGAGAAGCTTTCCCATCGCTGGCAGAAGTGCCGCTCCGATTGTTTCTTTCGACTCATCCATCGCGACGCTCACGCGCTTCAGCTGGCCCTCGTATGTTTTGGCGTACTCAGCGGATGCTCCGCCGAAGGTGCCGTTCAGCTTCTCGAAGATCTCGGTCGTGGATGCTCCCGACTTGATGAGGTCCTTCATCGTCGGGTCGAGTTTGTTGAGGGCGGTGTATTGACCGTTCGCGGCCTTGCCTATCGCGTCAGTAACGGCCGCGAGTGGCTTGCCTGTTTGGATTGCGATGTCCTGGCTTAGAGCTAGGAGTTCCTGGGATCGTGTGAGATCACCGGTCGCTCGGACGAGTTTCCCGAGGGCCGGACGAAGCTCTCCGTCGGACACGCCAGTAGCGAGGGAAGTCTTGAGGATGAACGCTTCCGTCGCTTTGACTTGTGCGTCTGTCGCTCCGGTCGTGGCTTTGAGCTGGCGCTCGAGAAGTTTCGCCGCGGCTTCGTCTTCCATTGCGGCCTTCGCCGCATCGAAGCCAGCGAACGCGACCGCGCCGAGAGCGGCGGCGGCGGGGAGTGCGAACTTCTTGACAGATCCGCCGAAGCTAGAGATCGAGTCGCCAGCGTCTCCGAGTGCTTTCCTGAGTGGTGCCGCGTTACCTGAAACGACGACGGAGATCGACTTTGCCATAGTTCTAGATTACTTTCTAGTCGAGGTCATACTTGACGATTAGCTGAGAGATGCGGTCGGCGTAGAGCGCGTACACCTCCTGGCGTCGTCCGTCAAGGACTTCATAGATGAATGGGTTCGGCTGAATGTTGCGAGCTGGCCATCCGAAGTGGATCGGGCCGGCGTATAACAC